TAGATCCAATAAGCGGAGACCTTGTAATTAATCTAATAAATACAAAAAAGGATGAGCAGGTAGAGGTTGAAATATTAACTGCTGGAGGTACTTTTGATGATACAATATACTAAGGGAGCAATCAATGATAACTAATGTAGGTAAAAATATTTTGGCAAAGTACCTTGTTGGACAGACCACATCTTATGCATCCCACATTGCAATAGGCTGTGGAACAAAGCCAGTGGCCTCTGACTATGTTTTTAATAATTCTGAATTATCTGCTATAAAAGATAAAGAGTCTTTGGAATTTGAAATGATACGAATGCCCATTATTTCTAGAGGTTTTGTTGATGAGGATGGCCTTTCAAAGGTTGTGCTAACCGCAGAACTTCCAACACAAGAAAGATATGAAATTACTGAAGTAGGAATATTTTCAGCAGCATCAAATCCAATAGCAGGAGCATTTGATAGTAAAATTGTTTATTCTTTTTCAGATACAGATAACTGGAGATACAGTATTGATGGAGCATCTCCTGCCAATATTTTTTCAGAGTATGGACCATTAGATGGAGAAAATAATGATGGAGTTATAAATCAGACACCAAAAGTTTTTTCAACAAACGCAGACAACAGAATTTTTACAAATGAGTATAGGGTTAATAGAAATGAAAGATGTAGATTTTTAAATAATATTATTGCAATGAGAGGTGACACATCAACTCTTTCCTATAATTCACAGAGCAGTATGGTTGGAACAACTGGATCAGACTATATCGTATTAGATCCAACATCTATAGATTTTACAAAAAATAGTCCGCTGGACGAACTTAAACTTGCATTCTCTGTTATAAACAAACTTCCTGGAACAAGCCTAAGTCCTGCAAATGTTCCAGATAATGTTAAAATACTTTTAGAATTTTCTCATACTACCAACTCTACTACTCAGTATGCAAAATTTGCAATTAATATTGATGATACGGGATACGAAAATGGAACGTCAGAATATACTCATGATTTTGAAAACAATAGATACATTGTAGTAAGTAGAACATTTCAAGAGTTAGATAAAAGTTTGGGATTTAGTTGGGCTGAAGTTACTACTGCAAAAATTTATACTACTATAACTAAAGATAATTTACCATCTAATTCTTTTTATGTTTGTCTTGATGCTTTAAGACTTGAAAATAATACAGCAACAAACTCTTTGTACGGATTAACAGGATATTCTGTAATTAAAAATATTCAGTCTAGACCAATTATAAAATCAGCAAACACTACAAACTATATAGAGTTTAGATTTTCATTGGATGTTTAATTATGACAATTACACCAGATCCTGGAATTAAAAATGTTGTTATTAAAAAAGAACTATTAGGAAAAGTAACAGAAAATAACAAAACTGTTTTAAGATTTAGGATAGTTGCAGAAGATAAAAATAGAAAGTCTTCTTATTCTCCAATAGTTTTTACTTCATCGGCACCAGTTGATCCTGGCACTGGGGATATAAGACAACTAGGAAATACTTTAATCCTTAGTTGGTCACCTGCAAATGTTTCTACACAAACACTATATGATGTTTTTGTAGGTTTCGGTTCCTCTACTCCAACCTATAAAGCAACAACTGGATCAACTAATTATTCATTTTTAAAAACTGGAACAACTTCAGTTAGGGCCATTGTGCAAGTATCTTCAATTAACCCGACACTAAATGAAGACTTAGAGATTTACGATTCTGGGACTTTTGGTCTGGTATAATTAAGTATGGCAATTTTACCACTACCAGAGCGAGGGCAACCATTAGACGTAACCTACATTTATCAGATTGTTAAGGCTATTAATGATCTATCAACTCAGGCTTCTACATCTGTAAATAAGTATGTCACAGTTGACACCCCAAATGCAGGAAAGCAGAGCGTCAAGACTTCGGAGGCAAGAGTTATTGGCGGTTATGTTAGAATTACAAATGGTGAAAGCCAGACTGCTGGATCATCTCGCACATTTTCTTATTCTTTTCCAACTGAGTTTAAGTTTATTCCAATTGTAACGGCAACCCCTGTAAGTATTGGAACTTCTTCTGATGCTGGAAAAGATGTTGTAGTTACTCTTTCTAGCGTAACTACCTCAAGCATAGAGGGTTCAGTAAAGTTTAATATTGGCGGAATAACAAGTGTTGGAATTAACCTTATTGCGGTAGGCATACCCAACTGATGATTTTTTGTAAAAAATGCAAAGGAAGAATGTTTCTGGATAGACAATACACAGAAATAAATAATTTAGAAATGTACTGTATGTCTTGTGGGGCACGATCATTTTTTCATCCACCAAACAATTCTCAGGAGGGCCGATGGCTATTAAAAAGGGAACAATTGAGAGCGAAGGCTACAATGTCCTCCCTGTAATTGCAGGGAATAAAAAGGTTTGGTTTTTAAATAAAGATCTTGTTAGAGTTCACCACTTAAACAAATCTAATGGAATAATGTCTGTTTATAATATTACAAAAGATCAAATTGAAAGTTGTTTAGTTAGTGATTTTAAAAGTAAAAGAGAGAGAGCCTACACAGTAGGTCAGACTGCTGATTTAGTTAATCGTCATAAAAAATATATGCCATCACTAATGAAACGAGGAGTCATTCCATTTCCAACGGGATCTCAAAAGGGTGGAGCAAGAGGGTTTCAAGTAAGATCATATTACTCAGAATCACAAGTAAGAGAGATACGTGATATACTTGCTTCATACCATATTGGTAGACCAAGAAAAGATAAATTAATTACTAATGATATTACGCCTAGCAAGCAAGAGTTGACACGTAGAATGGGCGATGGTATACTTACATATAGAAGAACAGAAGACGGACAGTTTGTTCCAATTTGGAGCGAGTCTATTTAACGAAGGGTATAAAATGGAAAACGAAGACACAAAGGTATCTGTTACACTTGGATACACACTTAACCTTGGAAACTTTCAATCACTAAGACTTGATCTTGGTATTGTAGATTCAAGACGTAATGGAGAAACTCCAGATCAAGCATTTGAGCGAGTCTACAAGTTTGTTGAAGATAAATTAACTGCTAAGATTTTAGAAGCACAATCCGAGGCTGAAGAAAAGTAATGGCCGAACGCAAAGACCGTATGGCTTTGCTTTCAAGATACAGCAAGTATCATACCGCAAGGTACGAATCAAAGCCATCTCTAAACCTTAATGTAGAACAGTGGGCATCTGATGCTCTTGTTGAGTCATACACATTGCCAGGATGCTACGAAATACTTGAGTATTACTTTGCTGTTTCAGAAACCCCATCATGGAATTACTTTGCATACAATGCAGAAAAAATATTACAGGCAAAAAAGGATAGATTAAAAGATAGCCAAGAAAGAGCAGAGCGTAGAAGACTGGCAAAGGAGTGGTTAAGTGAATAACACAGAAGCAAAACTACTTACGGCTGTTCTGAAAGATAAGCAGATCCATGTTCTTCTTCAAGCAAATGTTGACAACCTTCTAAGAACTCACGGAGACATTTGGAACTTTGTAAGACTGTATTTTGAGAATAACTCAGTACTTCCTCCAGTAGAACTAGTTACTGAAAAGTTTAGAGACTTTGAGCCAGTCGCTGGCATTGGTGCAACAAAGCATCATCTTGAAGAACTTCAGGGAGAATACTTAACAGATAGCCTTAAAGATATTATTAGATCAGCAGCATCTGAGATTCAGAATAATAATGGAACTGCTGCTCTCAACGAACTTATTACAAAAACCTCAGAACTAAAAAAGAACACTGCTGCTATTCGTGATATTGATGTTACAGACCTAGAGTCTGCTATTGCTTACTTTGAAAATGTAAAGAAGCAACAAGCCCTAGGACATGTCGGCATCAAGACTGGATTGCCAGGATTTGATAACTACTTGCCGTCTGGAATTATGCCAGGGCAGTTAGGAGTCTTCTTAGCATACCCAGGTATAGGAAAGTCATGGTTAGCCCTGTACTTCGCTGTACAGGCCTGGAAACAGGGTAAGACACCACTTGTAATTTCTCTTGAGATGTCTGAGACAGAAGTTCGTAACCGTGTATTTACTATCATGGGTGAGGGCCGTTGGTCTCATAGAAAGATCAGTAATGGCGAGATTGAAATTGACATGCTCAAGGAATGGCATGCAAAGAATCTTCAAGGCAAGCCAGAGTTTCATATTATTTCAAATGATCAGGGTGGAGAGATTAACCCATCAGTTCTTCGTGGAAAGATTGATCAGTATAATCCAGACTTTGTAATCGTTGACTACCTTCAGTTAATGGCTCCTAATCAGAAGTCAGATAACGAAACGGTACGAATGAAGAACCTTTCAAGAGAACTTAAACTAATGGCCATTGGTGAAGAAGTGCCTATTATTGCTATCTCATCTGCCACACCAGATGATGTTAACGACCTATCATCAGTTCCTACATTGGGTCAAACGGCATGGTCAAGACAGATTGCTTATGATGCTGACTGGGTATTAGCCCTTGGTCGTGGTACTAATAGCGATATTATTGAGTGTGCCTTTAGAAAGAACCGTAATGGTTTTATGGGAGACTTCCTTGTTCAATGCGATTTTGACAAGGGCTATTACAGATATAAAGACTTTGAAGATAAGTAGTTATAATATGGTATGTCAAAAGAGGAGAGCATGCCATATGCTTCATATCATCATAAGCCCATCAAGATGTTCTATCTTAATGGAGTAATTCATGATGATTCAATGATTGGAAGGCTCAGAGAAGAGTACATAAGGTTATTGGCAACAGAAATGAAACTTAGTGGATATGTTAGAAGGCTTGATCTTGACCCAGATTTCACTATAAGGTATAATGAATTAAAGAACTTTTTTGAATTTGAACTATCACTACAGGCAGTCTACGCAGGGAAAAGGAAAAGCGAATGGATAGCAGGAATAGACGGAACCAATCTAATACCTATTCTGCAGAGCAAGTCAAGCGAGTCCTTACAGGATCGGGTGTTACCGTAGAGTCTGAACTTGATGCAGACTTTATGATATTTTGTCCATTTCACAATAATCACAGAACACCAGCAGGAGAAGTACAAAAAGATAGTGGCATGTTCTTTTGTTTTTCTTGTCAAAAGTCTGCAGACCTTATAGAACTTGTTATGCACACATCTGGAAGAACATACTTTGAGTCTGCTAGATTTATTAAGAGTAAAGAGAAATTAACTAATCTTACTACAGAAATTGATAAGGCACTTGTAAAAGAAGAACAATATAAAACATTTGACGAATTAATTATTAAAAGATTGCATAATAATTTAGTTGCTTCAGAAAGAGCAAGAAATTATTTTACATATAGAAAAATTGAAAAGCCTTCTTGCATAAAGTTCTCATTAGGATATTCAGAGAAGCAAGACATGGTAACCGTTCCAGTACACAGCCCAGACGGAATACCTCTAGGCTTTGTCGGCAGATCTGTTGAAGGAAAAGATTTTAAAAATACTCCAGAGTTAAGAAATCTGATAGAGTATACGTAGTGGAGTCATCCTTTGATGCTATTAGGCTTGATCAGGTAGGACTACCAGCAGTTGCAACTCTTGGCGCAAACGTGTCAAGCACACAAATAGAATTGCTTCAAAAGTATTTCAATAACATTATTGTTATTGCTGATAACGATGAAGCAGGAGGAAACATGAAAGATAGGATAGTTGAAAAACTTTCTACTCGTGTTTCTGTTATTAAACTAAACACAAAATATAAAGACATTGGGGATATGCCAGACGAAGAACTTAAGAAATTAGAGTTCCAGTTTGACAAATCAATATCTCTTATGCTAAACTAATACAAACACACAAAGGAGAAATAATATGAGCATTGTAAAGGGAATCAAGAACATCAACGCCCTGCTCGACAGACCAAAGTACGAAAACGACGGGCCAAAAGTAAAGTGGCTTAAACTTGCAGACGGTCAGTCTGTAAAGATCCGATTCATTGAAGAACTTGATGAGGACTCTGCAAACTATGCAGAAAAGCGTGGACTAGCACTTGTTGTTAAGGAGCACGTAAATCCAAAGGACTACAAGCGTAAGGCTGTAGACACAATGGAATCAGAAGGCCGTGACTGGGCAGAAGAGATGCACCGCAAAGATCCAAAGGCTGGCTGGCGTGGTCGTCTTCGTTTCTATTGCAACGTCCTAGTTGACGATGGAATCGAAGCACCATATGTTGCAATCTGGTCAATGGGTATCAGCAAGCAATCATCATTCAACACAATTCGTGAGTATGCACTTGAAACAGGAAGCATCTCAAATGTACTGTGGAAGTTAAAGCGTAATGGTCAGGGAACTGAAACCAATTACACACTTATTCCATCAGCACCAGATAAGGAGCCATTCGATTGGAAAGATATCGAACCTTATCCTTTGGAGTCAGCACTAAAGAAGATTCCATACGCAGAACAAGAAGCGTTCTATTTGGGCTTTGACGGTCCATCTGCCACTTCAGCAACTAACGCTGATTGGTAATATGAACTACGTCGGCTTACATGTCCATACCCATTTTAGTTTGTTTGATGGGATTGCTACTCCAGAAGAATACGTTGACCGTGCAGTTGAGTTAGGGATGCCAGCAATTGCCATCACTGACCACGGTACTTTATCTGGGCATAGGGAACTGCACCGTATTGCAAAAGCAAAGGGCATTAAGCCAATTCTAGGTCTAGAAGGATATATGTGTGCAGACATATCTGATACACGAGATAAGTCTGAAAGAGAAGGTCAACAAGATCTTGTCTATAATCACATTATCCTTCTAGCCAAGAATCAAATTGGTTTGGAAAATCTAAACAAGATCAGTGAGTTATCTTGGACAGATGGTTTCTTTAAGAAGCCACGATTTGATTTTACTATTTTGGAAAAATATAAAGAAGGAATTATCGTAACCTCTGCATGCCCAAGCAGCGTACTTGTAAAAGCATTAGAAGAAGAAGAGTTTGCTCTTGCCAAGAAGTATATCTCTTGGTTCAAAGAACGCTTTGAGGATGACTACTATATTGAAGTCATGCCTCACAACGAAGCACACATCAATAAGTATTTGATTGAACTTGCAGATGAGTTTGGAATTAAAGTTGTTGTGACACCAGACTGTCACCATGTTGATTCGTCACAAAAAGAAGTTCAAGAGTTTAAGTTACTTATGAACACCCACGGCAAGTTTGTAAAAGATGCAACATATGAGAAGTCAAAGAAAAAAGGCAACATGATGAAACGCCTTGACTACCTATATGGCGAAGATCGTCAGATAACATTTAATAAGTTTGATATCCACCTGCTATCTTACGAAGAGATTAAGGCAGCCATGGAATCGCAGGGTATTGATAGACCTGACATATACTCAAACACAATCTTATTAGCAGAGACAGTAGGAGACTATGGCATTCAAGAAGGTCTAAACCTTCTACCAGTACAGTACAAGAGCCCAGACAAAGAACTTGCCAAGGTTGCATTAGAAGGTTTGGTAGAGCGTGGTTTGTCAGAAAACCAAGAGTATCTTGATAGGCTTGATGAAGAGTTAAAGATTATTAAAGATAAGAAGTTTGCTCCATACTTCCTTGTTGTAAGTAACATGATCAACTGGGCAAAGAAGGAAGAGATTATGGTAGGTCCAGGTCGTGGTTCTTCTGCTGGTTCTCTTGTTTGCTATGCACTAAAGATTACAGACATTGATCCTATTGAGCACAATCTTTTGTTCTTCCGTTTTATTAATCCAGAGCGTAATGACTTTCCAGATATTGATACAGATATTCAGGATACTCGTCGTGAAGAAGTAAAAGACTATCTTGTTAGACAGTATCGACATGTTGCATCTATTGCTACCTTCCTTGAGTTTACGGGCAAGGGAATTGTTAGAGATGTTTCACGAGTACTAAACATTCCTCTATCGGATGTAAACAAGGTTTTAAAAACTGTAGACTCTTGGGATGATTTCTGTACATCAAAATCAACATATGAGTTTCGTGAGAAGTATCCAGAGGTAGAGGTTTACGGAGAACAACTTCGTGGTCGCATTCGTGGAACAGGTATTCACGCTGCGGGTGTTGTTACTGCAAAAGAACCAATCTTTAGATACGCACCACTTGAGACAAGATCATCTACTGGCTCTGATGAAAGAATACCAGTGGTTGGTGTTGATATGGAAGAAGCAGAGAGAATTGGTCTAATCAAGATCGATGCTTTGGGTCTTAAGACTTTGTCTGTTCTTAAGAACACTATTGATATTATTAAAGAACGAGATGGCAAGAAAATTGATCTTCTTAAGATCAAGATGGATGATGCAAATGTTTATCAGATGCTATCAGACGGATATACAAAGGGTGTATTCCAATGCGAAGCAGCACCATACACAAACCTTCTTGTTAAGATGGGTGTAAAGAATCTAAATGAACTTGCAGCATCTAATGCACTTGTTCGTCCAGGTGCAATGAACACTATTGGAAAAGACTATGTTGATCGCAAGCATGGTCGTCAAAACATTTCTTATACACACCAAGTGCTAAAACAGTTTACGGAGGACACCTATGGCTGTATTCTTTACCAGGAACAAGTTATGCAAGCATGCGTACACCTTGGCGGTATGTCCATGTCGGAAGCAGATAAAGTTAGAAAGATCATTGGAAAGAAAAAGGATGCTAAAGAATTTGATCAGTTTAAAGAGAAGTTCGTAGAGGGTGCATCAAAGTTTATTGCTCCCAACGCTGCTCGTGATCTATGGCATGACTTTGAGGCTCACGCAGGGTACTCGTTCAATAAGTCTCACGCAGTAGCATACTCAACGTTATCCTATTGGACAGCATGGCTAAAGTATTATTACCCACTTGAGTTTATGTACTCAGTGCTAAAGAATGAAAAGGACAAAGATGCAAGAACTGAATACCTTATTGAAGCAAAAAGAATGGGCATTAGCGTTAAGTTACCTCACATTAACGATTCGGATATTGATTTTAAAATTGAGGGTAAAGGTATTAGGTTTGGACTCAGTGCTATCAAGTTCATATCTGACAAAATTGGTGAACGATACATATCAGCACGACCATTTAATTCGTACAAAGAACTTGAGGAGTTTACATTTACCAAGGGTAACGGAGTAAACAGTCGTGCACTCCAAGCACTAAGAGCAATTGGTGCTGCAACCTTTAATGATAATCCTAGAAATGATCAAGAAATTAAAGAAAACTTATACGAGTACTTAAACCTTCCAGAGTTTAATATTACTATTCCTTCTCATTACTACGCATTCATTCAGGACATTGTTGACTTTGAAGAAAAAGGATCATACATTTTTATGGGTATGGTAAAATCAATTAAACGAGGAACAGGATGGTCACGAGTTGAAGTTTTGGACAAAACTGGCAGTGTCGGTATATTTGACGATGAAAATACAACTATTGAGACAGGTCGCTCTTATCTTATCTTGTGTAATGATAACAGGATTGTTTCTTTCATACCTTCAGATGAGATAAAAGAATCATCTCATGCCCTTGTTAAGTTCTTAAGTTATAAACAATTGCCATATAAGGATGAAGAAATGTTTGTTGTATCGTTTAAGCCTAGAATCACAAAGGCTGGAAAGAAGATGGCATCTCTTACACTTGCAGATACAAGTAGAGACTTGCATTCTATTACAGTTTTCCCTACATCTTTTGCAAAGGCATACATGCATATCGAAGAAGGAAAGTCATACAAGTTTGATTTTGGCAAGACTAAAGACGGAACCGTAACATTGGAGGATGTACATGTCAGTTAGTATAGAAGAGGCGTTAGCACAACTTGATCCTAAGTTAAGAAAAAGATTAGGTAGCGGAGTTGGGATTAACTATGAGTACCAACCTACACCTAGTTTTGGTTTAAACCGTGCTCTTGGTGGTGGTCTCCCATATGGCAGACAAGTTCTTATCTGGGGATCAAAGTCGTCTGCAAAGTCTTCTATGTGCCTTCAGATGATTGCTCTAGCACAAGCAGAAGGAAAACTGTGTGCTTGGATTGATTCAGAAATGTCATACTCAGAAGACTGGGCTAGAACTTTGGGGGTAGATCCAGAAAAATTAATATATTCACAAGCAAGAACTATTAGTGACATGGTAGATGTTGGTGTTGGCTTAATGAATGCTGGAGTTGATTTAATTGTGGTAGACTCTATTACATCAATGCTTCCTGCAATTTATTTTGAGAAGGACACAGATGAAATGAAGGCTTTGGAAAACACAAAGCAGATTGGAGCAGAATCCCGTGACTTTAGTAACGCATGGAAAATGCTTAACTATGCAAACAATAAAGTTAAGCCAACTTTGCTTGTTCTCATTTCTCAGTCTCGTAATAATATTAATGCTATGTATACTAGCCAGCAGCCTTCTGGTGGCCAGGCTACTAAGTTTTATTCCTCATGTATTGTTAAACTCTTTTCTTCAGAGTCAGACAATCAAGCAATTAAAGGCAAAATCAAGGTAGGAGATAAATTAATTGAAGAAAAAATTGGTAGAACGATTAAGTGGGAACTCCAGTTCTCAAAAACCTCCCCAGGGTTTCAATCTGGCGAGTATGATTTTTATTTTAGAGGTGATGATATTGGTCTTGACACCATCGGCGATCTTGTTACTACTGCTGAACTAAACGGCATTGTAGAACGCACAGGTGCTTGGTACATCCTTCCAGACGGCTCAAAAGTCCAGGGTAAAGAGGCATTTGTTAATCGTGTAAGAGAGGATCTTGACTTGCAAGAATCAATCAAGGCGAAACTAAATGCCTAGTTTTACTGTGTACTATGGAAAGTTTATATGTCATGAATGCAAAACAGAAGTAAAATCTCTTAGACTTTATGCTGAGACAAAGACAATGACTTGGATGT